ATCTGAAGTACATCCGGGCACCCTGAGATCATGGGCAAAGGGCCGTATTGAAGACGGAAAGGAGCTAGACATGAATTTGTTTGGCGTTTGGGTCGGACAACGAGCCGAAATCAAGAGGACTTAAAATATGGCGACGAAAGAAGTAAATGAAGCAGCTAATAAAGAGGTTGCAACAGTGGATGCGTCTTTGTTTGAACAAGACGCGGGTGCGGGCATGGCAATGGATCAAGAGGATTTGGCACTGCCTTTCCTTAAAGTTCTGTCTGCAATAGACCCCATCATTCAGGATGGCGAAATCGATGCAAAGCCCGGTGATCTATACAACACCGTGACTGGCACCGTTTATCCCGGCAAACAGGGGGTACGGATAATACCTTGCCACTATGAGCGAAGGTTTTTGGAGTGGGCACCAAGAGGCTCTGGTTCTGGAGCACCTCTTAACATGTACGGACCTGGAGACATGCGTCCTGAAACCAAAAGGGACGAAAACGACAACAAGGACTACGTTGTCGGCGGAGAAGGCGAGTACATCGACGAGACACACCAGCATTACGTGGTGATTCTTGAAGAGGATGGAACCTACAATACGGCTCTAGTTCCCATGAAATCGACGCAGTTAAAGAAGTCGAGAAAGTGGAACAGCATGATTGCATCACGCACGATGATCAACGCCAACGGGGAAGCGTTTCAGCCCCCACGTTTCAGTCACGTCTACAAGATGACCACGAGTTCTGAAAAGAACGATAAGGGTCAGTGGCACGGATGGAACATCGAACTGGACGGTGTGGTTGAAGACGCGAATGTCTACCGAGCAGCTAAAACGTTTTACGAATCCATTAAAGGTGGAGAAGTAACCGTTAAGCATACTCAGGAAGACGCTCAAGCAGAACGTGGAGACGACCCGTTCTAAACCGCAATGGGCAGAGTGGTGTCCAAAGGCCCGGCAATTCGTCTTCAGCCGTCGGGCCACCCACTCAACTGGTGGAACAATAATGATAGAGAAATTTAGTACAATTTTCGATGGTTTACGTGCTGCATATGGCACATTTAAGATCGAAAACCGCAACGAAAAAGGGAAAGCTACCGGCAAAGCAATGATCGTTCGCGAACCACGTACCGAAGCGACGTGGGAAGGGCATCTTAGCGGTAATGGACAGTCGGTCGGCATCATCCCAATCAACGAAAACAACGAATCTCGGTGGGGTTGTATCGACATCGATCAATACAACTTTGACCACCAAGCACTAATTAAGAAAATTTTAGCGGCAAAGTTACCTTTACTGGTTTGTCGAAGTAAGTCTGGCGGGGCTCACGTCTTCTTATTCACTTCCGAGTTTATTCCTGCAAAGGATATGCAAGATATCTTAACCCGTTTATCCGTGTCTTTAGGCTATGCCGGGAGCGAGATTTTTCCTAAACAGGTGGTGTTGAACCTAGAGCGTGGGGATGTTGGTAACTTTTTGAACATGCCCTATTACGGACATGAAAACGGCCTTCGCTATGCGTTTAAAGATGATGGAACAGCCGCCAATCTAGAGGAATTCTTTACTCTTTATGACGAAAAAGTGCAGACGCATGAGCAAGCACTGGCGCTTAATGCAGACGAGGATGCGTCGAGTCCTATCGTAGACGGCCCTCCGTGCCTTCAGATCCTGTGCCGTGAGGGCATTGGAGAGGGCGCGAGAAATAATGGCCTGTTTAATCTGGGTGTGTATCTACGCAAAGCGTATCCCGAAACATGGGACAGTGAGGTACTCAACTACAACATGCAGTACATCCAGCCTCCGCTGCCCTTGGGCGAGGTTAATACGGTAGCCAAGCAGCTTGAGCGCAAGGACTACACCTACAAATGCAAAGACGCGCCGATTAACAGTTACTGCAATCCCGAGCTTTGTCGCACCCGGAAGTATGGTATCGATGGGGCTTCAGCAGCCGCAAAGATTGCCAACCTGAGAAAGTACAACTCGATTCCTCCGGTCTGGTTTCTGGACGTGGAGGGCAAGCCCTTGGAGATGGATACGGACGACCTGTTGAATCAGGCTGCGTTTCAGCGATCCTGTGTCGAGCAATTGAATTTTCTTCCACGGACCATGCAAAAGGCCGTGTGGGAAACCCGTATTAATACCTTGTTGGTTGAGATGTCTGAAACGGAAGGTTCAATCATAGAAGTTTCCCAGGATGTCAGTGTGAATGGTATTTTTCTGGATCATTTGGAAGAATTCTGTACGGGACATCAGGCTGCGGAAGAGAAAGAACAGATTCTGTTGAAGCGCCCGTGGACAGATGAGGACCGGGAAGAGACTTTTTTCCGGTTAAAGGATCTGGAAGCACACTTGGTTAAGGCAAATTTTAAACATTTTAAGACGCACCAGATCGCACAACGGCTGCGAGACATCAACGGACAGGCGTCACAGATTAAGATTGCGACCAAGAACGTCAGGCTTTGGAAGATTCCGGCGTTTAAAGCCAACAAAGCAGTGGTTGCCGAGCCTGAATTTATTAGCGAGGAGGATATTCCGTTTTGAAAAAAGCTGATGGGTTAGATGAAGCAATTATTGGAACGGCTACGAGACCTGATTTGGGGGAGATACTGATCTACGACTACTACAAATGCGTGGACATTTTTATGAACAACAACGACTGGACCGAAGAAGAGGCCATCGAGTGGATGGATTACAACGTGGTCGGGGCGTATGTCGGGGAAGGCACCCCGATTTTTGCGGTCATTGAGTAATGCAACGCATCTTTGGACCGCCCGGAACCGGCAAGACGACCACCCTCTTAAACCTAGTAGATCGCTCTCTATCGGACGGCACCCCTTCAAACAAGATCGCTTTCTTTGCATTCACCAGAAAAGCCGCCTCAGAAGCCAAGGAGAGGGCCTGTGAGCGATTTGGGCTCGACCCCCGACATGACCTACCTTACTTTAGAACTATTCACTCTCTGGCGTTCTATTTGACCGGGCTCAAGTCTGAACAGTTGATGACTGCCGGGCATTATCGAGAAGTGGAGCAGAAGATCGGTATTAATCTGGTGACCGGGGAGACTTCACAATACGAAGTTGAAGAAGATCTATCGAACAGTCTGCGAAAAGAGTCTGATCTATTACGACTAATCACTCTTTCTCGTTTAAAAAAGACCCTGCTTCGAACGGAATACAATTTTAGTGAACTGGATCACGAGTGGGTGGAGGTGGACTACGCAGCACGGAGCTTGGCACAGTACAAAAAAGCTCATGGACTGTATGATTACACCGATATGTTAGAACTGTTTGCTCAGTCGGCTCACGAGACGTGCCCCCATTTTGAACTGGCTATGCTTGACGAGGCGCAGGATTTGAGCCCCTTACAATGGGACATAGCCCACGCAATCGAAAAGAAATCCGAGCGAATGTACTGTGCGGGTGACGATGATCAGGCGATTTATAAATGGTCCGGGGCGGATGTCGAGCATTTTATTAATCTGCCCGGCGGTAGTGAGGTTTTAGAGCAAAGTTACCGGGTGCCTAGAAGGGTACACGAGGTGGCCGAACGCATCTGTAATCGCATTAAAAGGCGCTTCCCGAAGCGATATTTACCTAGAAAGGAAGAAGGCAAGCTTCAGCGGATTACCGGGTTTGAAGAACTGGACTTGAACCACGGCACATGGCTGTTTCTTTCACAAGCTCAATATTTCTTGAACTCGATCAAAAGCCACTGCAAATCGCAGGGTTATTTCTACGAGTCTCAGGCCGGTCACAGTTTGCGTTTAAAAATTAGAGAAGCGTTGGAAGGGTGGAAGATCTTGCAACAAGGCAAGATGATTACCTACGATACCGCCAAGACATTGTACAGCTACATGTCTGGCAACGGGGTTAGAGTCCAGCGCGGATTTAAAAAGATTCTTGGGGAAGAAGACGACACGTTCACGTTTGATGAATTGAGGGACAACAACGGATTGTTGGCGACCCTCGATATGTCGTGGCAACAGGCTTTAGATAAAGTGCCAGACGTTGATGTAGCTTACATTAACGCCCTGTTACGTCGAGGCGAAGACCTCACGGCCCTGCCACGTATCAAACTTTCGACAATACACGGAGCGAAGGGTGGCGAGGCGGAGAACGTGGTTCTTTATACCGATTTAACGGCAGCAGCCGAACAATCGATGGAAAAGGACCCGGACTCCATGCACCGCGTCTTCTATGTGGCCGTTACCCGGACGAAACAAAATCTGTTTGTTGTCGAGCCCGAAAACTTTTACAGGAGCTATGCATTATGAAGTCGCTCGAAGAACAGGTTGCTGGAGAGCATTACAAAACCCAGAAGATTCAGCCCATTGAATACATTCTGGCGAATAAATTGCCCTTCATTGAGGGCAATATCGTGAAATATATCACTCGATGGCGTGAGAAAGGGGGTATTGAAGACCTGGAGAAGGTTAAACACTACACCGAAATTCTCATGGAGTATGAAAATGGACAAAGAGACTAGATTGCAGTTCCCTCTATTTACACCGGAAACTGAATGGACGGCTCCGTTTGAGCTAAAAGACTTAACGGGGGCTAAAGAAATTGCCGTGGACCTTGAAACACGCGACCCGCACCTGAAAGAAAACGGCCCCGGATGGCCGAGAGGGGATGGTGACGTAGTGGGAATCGCTGTAGCGACCGATGGGTTTGAGGCTTATTACCCGATTGCCCATGCTGGGGGCGGGAACCTAGACAAAACTGTGGTGCTCAAGTGGCTCGATAAACAACTATCGACGCATTGTCCAAAGATCATGCACAACGCACCCTATGATCTGGGGTGGCTTAAAGCACTGGGGATCACGGTTAACGGACCTATCATCGACACGATGGTCATGGCTGCACTCTTGGACGAGAACCGATTTTCTTATTCCTTGAACGCCTTGTCCTACGATTACTTAGGCGAGGCCAAGTCTGAAAAACTATTGACCGAAGCGGCGGTGGATTTTGGGGTGGACCCCAAGGCCGAGTTATGGAAGCTGCCTAGCCAGTTCGTGGGTCCCTACGCCGAGCAAGATGCCCGGTTAGCCTTTGATTTATATAAGTTTTTTAGGGTTGAGATTAATAAAGAGAACTTGGAAACGGTTTTTGACCTAGAGACTCGATTGACTCCGTGTTTGATTGACATGACTTTTCGCGGAATTCGAGTGGACATGGAGAAGTGTGAGCGCACCAAACAAGAGTTGTTGAAACGAGAAAAGGTGCTTCTGAAACAGATCAAGGAAATGGCCGGTCAGGACGTGGAGATCTGGGCTGCGGCGTCTCTCTCTAAAGCGTTTGATAAACTCAAGATCAAGTACTCAAGGACAGGGACGGGACAGCCGTCTTTTACCAAGTCTTTTTTGTCCGAGCACCCACACGATTTTGCCAAGCTCGTGGTTGAGGCGCGTAACCTGAACAAGATTCAAGGCACGTTTGTTACGTCTATTATGAAGTATGTGTCCAAGGAAGGACGCATCCACGGACATATTAACCAGTTGCGATCTGACGGTGGTGGCACCGTCTCAGGCCGACTGTCGATGGCGAATCCCAATTTGCAACAGATCCCGGCACGTGATCCAGAACTCGGTCCCTTGATTCGCAGCTTGTTTCTCCCTGAAGAGGACGAGCAATGGGCGGCTATCGACTTCAGTCAACAGGAGCCACGTATCCTGACGCACTATGCGTCCGTGTTTGGCGAATGGAAGGGTTCTCCCTTGGGCGGCGCTCAAGAGTTTGTTGATGCCTACACCAACGATCCCGAGACTGACTTCCATACGATGGTGGCTGAGATGGCACAGATCCCACGCAAACAGGCAAAAACGATCAACCTGGGGATGATGTATGGCATGGGGGTGAAGAAACTGTCCGAGCAACTGGATCTGGAAATTGAC